GCAATCAAAGAACATCTTACTGATATGAGAAAGAACGGCTTTGTAAAATATAGAAAACAAGGCCGAAAATGTTATTGGAGGCTTAATGTAAATAATCCTTTGATAAAATGGTTAAAGGTTCTTAATACTATGATAACTATTGAGGGGGAGGAAGAATGAAAGTAGTTTATGGGCACACTGATTCAATCTATGTTCAGATTGATTCTGTTGAACAGGCTCAAACTGCTATTAAACAAATAGAATCTAAAGTTAGAGAACATTTTCCTAATGTATTAGGATTAGATGAACACCCTGTTCAATTAGAGTTTGAAAAGTATTTTTCTGCTTTAGGTGTAGGAACAACAAAAAATCGTAATGCCGGTTTAGTATCTTGGGAGGATGGAGTTTGGTTGGATAAGCCAAAGTTTACCATGACAGGATTTACTGCGAAAAGAGTAAGTGAAACTAAACTAGCAAAAGAAGTTCAAACTAAAACATTAGAAATGTGGGTTTCTCAGAAATCTTATGATGAAATAAATAAGTATTTACATAATACTTATCAAAGCGTTTTAACAGGAGATATACCTTTAGGTTCTCTTCTAAAAAGAAGCAGATTAAGACCCGCAAGATTCACAGTAAAATGCCCCGAATGTAAAACTAAATATCACATTAGAGAATGTTTAGATTTAAAGCATTCAGTGTGTAAAAAGTGCGCTACGGAAACTTCTAAGTTTACAACTGTTGAAGGTAAAAAACCAACAATAGGTTCGGGTATAGCAGGGGTTTTATACGCTTGGGAAAAGAATGATACTAATTTTGATGATTCATATATTTTTCTCAAAGTATTGACTAATAATGCGTTTTATACCCATCCTTTAACGCAAGAAAGGCGAAATGTGGAATACATATCGGGCACAACCGAGAAGGATTTTGAGGGTTATACGCCTCATTGGGAACACTATGCGAATCAAGTAATAAAGAAGGCTGAACCCATTTACAAGGCTATGGGTTGGGATATATCGTCTATTAGAACAGGACATAGACAATCAAGCCTTGACGAATGGTGGTGACAAAAATGGATATAGATGAAAAATACAAAGCAAGATTAGGTTCTATGAAAGAATATACTTATGATTTTCAACCAGAAAATTATAATGACCCTTCTAAACCAATACTGAAAATTAGTAAATCATCAATGATGAGTTACTTATGGTGTCCTATGAAATACAAGTTCAATTATATTGATAAATTGCCTCAAGACCAAACCGAGGCTATGCGTAAAGGAACAGTATTACATAATCATAGAGAAGAGTTTTTTAATGTATTTGATATTAAGAAAGCAGAACAACTAAATAATAGTGAAGTATTAGAATACTGCACAAGTTTGATGCCTATTGATGATTATTTTGATATATCATTAACAGTGGCGGCTTTTGAAGCACAAAGATTTATTGAAGCAAGAAGTGAAGATAAGATAGAAGAGTATTTGCCTGTTCTTAATGAAGGAATGTTTGATTGTGAAATAACAATTGAAGCAAATACTAATCCAAAATACCCTCTTTCAAGAGACTATGTTGTTCATCTTCAAGGTATTATTGATAGAATATTTATGGAAAATGGTGGACTTATTCCTTTTGAATACAAAACAGGTGCTTGGAAAGATAGTAAGCAAAGTAATATGAGAAAGGAAATGGCTTTTTATCAGATAATGATAGAAAATGCACCCGAAGAAGTTTTAGAAAAGCATGGTCTAAATAAAGATATGCAAGTTACTCATTGGGGTTGGTATTACCCTGCTTCTAATTATGTTTATGCAGAAGAAATAAAGAAGGCTTCTAAAACTTCTGTGCTTAAATCAATAGCAAAAATGATTTGGGCATATGAAAATGAGTTTGAAGCAACCTTCTTCCATAAGACTTGTTCGCAGTATTGTGCTTATTATGGCATTTGTCCTGCGGCTCAAGAAAATACATGGTTGTGATATAATGAAAGAATTGATAAAGAAAAAAGTATTAGAAAAAAATTGGACATTTAGTGAAATATCTAACTTAAACGAAACAGTTACGATTTTATCTAATGATATTTATAGCGAAATGACTTTAATTGAGAAATTTAAACTAGTCCATGATTTACGAATAAAAGATGAATATGTAGGTATGCACTTTGATGAAATACTAAAAGAAACAGTGATGATAGTTTTATCGGGAGAAGTCGCCCAAACAATAAGAGAATTATTACAAGGCGCAACAATTAGTTTTGGAGGTAATAACAATGAAATATCCGAGAGAAGTGTGGGCGGGGAGTCACATAAAGAACGCCCCACAAATGAAAAGAAAAGTCGTCTTATCGAGGAATGATTATGCTATCTTTGTTAACGCTCAAAATAATAGGACAAATGTTTATACAACCGTTTACGACTTTGAACATTTTTCGGAAAAAGCAAAAATAGAATCCTCGGTTATTATTGATAGAATATTTTTAGATTTTGATGCTCATTCAGATAATTTAGAAATGGCTTGGCGTGATGTAAAACAGGTGATGGAATTGGTAATAAATAAAAATTATTTACACACTCTTTTCTTTTCGGGAAGAGGATTTCATTTATTTTTGTTTGGTGAGCGAGCAAAAGATATGAGAAGCGTTCAAGTTTTATTTAGAGAAATAAAAGAATATTTGATTTCTAAAGTTGGTAAAAAGAATACTCTTGATGATAGAGTAGGACAAACAACAAGACTTAGAAGAGTTCCTAATACAGTAAATATGTCCTCTTCTGATAAGAAAGGTAATCCGTATTACTGTATTCCATTAACAATTGATGACCTTTCTAAAGACTTAGAGGCTATTCTTACTTTAGCCCAAAGACCCCGCCTTATTCCTTTCAAGAAGGGCGGGAAAAATGAGGTCATATTTCCCGATGCCCCCCCAATAAAGGCGATAGAGGGCGAAGTTTCTGTGCCGAATACGGTAGGAAAACTTCCAATGTTGCCCTGTTTGCATAATGCCGTTATGACGGAGAATCCTTCGCATATGTCAAGAGCATACTTAGTATCTTGGTATAGAGATTTGATTTCGGGGTATCGTGATTTAATTTCAGGAGAAGAAAAAATGAAAACTCTTGAGTTAATAGTTGAAGAACTAGAAAGAGTATTTGCTGATTCAGATACAGTATGGTTAGATTGGGATAAATTAGAAACCAAAAAACACGCAAGATTTACAGTATTCAATAATTATAATACGCCTCATTGTGATAAACTCATAAGCGAAGGATATTGCGTTGGTAAATGTTGGAGGTATCACGATGCTAATAATTGATTCAAGGGAAAATTCAAGACTTTCAAAATTAGTAATGCAAAAAGCACACGCATTACAAATTA